AATTCCTAAATATAAGCCGAAAAAGAATGCGGCAATACATACAAATACTAACTGAAATTCTAAATGTGTCATATTGTTTTGTTTTAAAAGGGGCGGTTAAGCCCCTGTGAATTATTTATTTAAATTGCTGAATTGAATTTTATGAATGTCTTGTGCTATATATACGTACACTTGGTGTGTGTTACGAATACCTGATTTTTTAAAATAGTTCATTGATTCTTCAACGCTTTTACCTGTCAAATACATAAAATAGTAAAGCAAATCTTCATAAGTAGCAAAATCATAACCTTTAACACTTAACTTCTCGATGAATTTTGCGATAACCGTTTCTTTGTTGTTTTGTGCGTTTTTCATATTGTTTCGTTTAATTGTATAGCAAATATACACCCATATTTTATATTTCAAAAATAAAAAGAAAGAATATCAAAAAATAACCCGAATATTTTGTGAATGAACGGTTTTTATGAGTGAATGGAATTAAAGGCTTTTAAGAGCCTCAATTAATTCGGGTTGGGGAAATGTATCAACCTTGTCTTTGCGTACACTACAATGCGTAAAAACGCCATTCTCACCACTCAAAGCACGTTTAGTTACATCCCAAATATCTTCATTATAAGAAATATCAATCCCGTACTTGTCTTTCCACAACTTTAATAGGTGTACAACCGCATCAATTTGAGCCTGTGTGTATGAATGGTAGTGCTTGAAGCCTCGGTGTGGCTTTGCTAATGTGGTAACTTCATCGCCTTGGATTTCCTTACCTGTATAAGAATAGTATTTCTCACCTTTTTTGGTTAGTTGCCCCCAGGCAATTAGTTCAATTCCGATGCTCAACTTGTCCAAGTTAAGGTAACTCAACCCGTTTTCTTTGAACACGGAGTTGGGAAGCCCTAAATGGTAAGCCCAAAATTGTGAGCCGAAGCCTTGCTTAATTGAACCGTCACGATCAATTACAACACAAGTTGCAATGCGTGGTTTATCTTTACCCCACCAACCAAATACATCATCACCCTTACCAGTACCAGCTGTGTGGTGTAGGTAGATTTGAGTTTTGTTGGTTGCCTCTTTGTAGTAATCGTTAAATGGTATTTGTGTTATTTTCATCTGCCTTGTCCTTTATAAGCCTTGCTTGACTTGTGTTTGTTAACGTGTTTAGTATGCCTTCCCAATTTCGATTTGGGCTTCGCCTTAAAACTACTGACTTGCGTTGTTTTTGCCATTGGTGTATTTATCTATAACCGTGTAACCAAGCGAGAAAATTGTGATGAACTCCACCGCCTCCACGAGTTTATCGCTATTATAATAAACCATAGAGCCAAATAGGACCAAAGCGCCAAAAATACCAACAAACCTCTTGGACGAAAATTCGCCTTTATCCCCTTTGAATAACTCACTTATTTTCATAAAAGTATTTTTCAATTAATAGGCTATCGTTAACGGCTCTGATTTCTTCTAAAACTATTGCCGCAGAATCGCACATCATTTCGGAATGATGGATTTGCTCTTCGGCTTTCTGTTCAACATCAGGTTCAACTGCAACCGCCATTATTAAAGCGATAAGCGATAACGCATATAAAAATTTCATATCGTACCTAATTTTTTATAAATGTTTATTTCAGTAATTAACGCAGAACACAATGAATCTTGCGTTTTTAACATTTTGGACATTTTCTCTAACTTCGCCTCACATAACTCCAAACGCTGCTCACATCGGTCATTGATGGCTTTGCTTTGGCGTTCAGCACGATAATATAGTACACTCACAACGACCAACATTAAAAAGGTTATTGCCTTGGTTGGATCGCTCTTAAATTCGTCAAAGGTTATTGGTAGTTTCATTGGTATCAGTTAGTTTCATCGAAAGGGAAAGCTGGGTAAGTGATTTCAAATTGGATGGGTTCACCTAATGCCGCTTCTAATCCATCGACGTAGGTGATGTAATAAAAGCCATCAAGTTCAGAGTAATTATAATTTACCCAATAAAGCGTTTCTCCGTTTGGCACGGGTAAGCCCATATAAGTGGCTGCGGTTTGACGTGCTGCGATTGCTTCTTTTTCGGTTTGATATTTGTAGCCTTTATAAACCATAATAATTAATTATTTCTCCTTCAACACCTGATTGACTTACTGTTTGATTATCCCAAATTACTAATTCTTTAAATCTATTTGAATCATACCCATATGCACTATCTCCTAAAGTTATATTGATGTTTGTCGTCGAAAATGTTGCTTTAATTGTAATTAAACAAAAATTTACTGTATTATCAAAAAAGTTATCCCTTGTATTGCCAAATAAAGTACTGTTTTTGTAATTTGAATAATTTGTAAATTGATTAGTAAATGATAAACTTCCACTTCCATTTTCGCCTGTACCTTTATATATAGTATCCGTTCCCATAATAATACAATTACCAAAATTTTGAAATACAGCAAAATAGGAGTAAGAATTATTATTTTTAAATTGATAACTTCCAGGCATACCTATTAGCGTTTGTAAATAACCTAAATAAGAACCATTGTCTACAATTTTGGGTTGAGCAGAAATTGCGGTAGTGTCAAAATTTAAACCATTTCCACTTTGATCAAACCAAGTTTTCACAAATCCATTTGTTCCGCTGCAAAAAGTAGCTAATGAAGCAGTATCAAGTACATTATTAACAAATCCTATATTTTGCTCTGCGTTATCGGATGCTCTACGCACACGAATAGCATTACCCGTATACGCATTTCTTAATTTGCGCAATGAATAGGCAGCCGCTGCATTTGGGTATAAATCAAGCAGCCCAACAAATTGAGTAATTTGACTTCCAACTATTCCGTGTGTTGCTAATATCATGCTACGATATCTCCAAATAAATACCACTCATCAGTGCCTATCTTTATCAAAGTTGCACCGCTATACTGAACATTTAACTTTAATTTGCCTCCGTTACTTCTAACGGTCACTCCACTTGTTGCAACTACTGTAGTTTGTCCTGCTCCGTATTGGGCAAGTAGAATTTGAGTTCCTGTTGGAAATGCAACTGAAGAATTTAAAGGGATTGTAAGGTTATTTGCACTACCTACGTTCATTTCAACTAACTTATCCGCATCACTTAAAACAAGTGTATAAGATGCCGTTTGGCGGTTTGTTGTAATTAACTTATTTGTCTTGGTGTCTAATGCGGTTTGCAAATCGGTTTGGCTTGATAATGTACCTGTGATTGTACCCCAAGCGGTCGCACCTCCTTTAGAGATTAAATCACTATCGGTTATGCCATCCTTCCACCAATATTCAACAACCGCCCCACTCACTAAAATTCCCACCGTTAAGCCTTTATAACGTAGGGTTGAGCCTATCTCACTCTTTGCAGTCGCTACATCCGCATAAGGTCCATATTTGGCATCTACTGCCGTGTTAGAACCTACTACGATACCCGCTGATAATTGTATACCTGATAATGCCATTTTATGAGTTTCTTAATTCGATTGTTGGGTTAGAGTTAGTCAATGCTGATTTACTAACGTGAACTTTATATGATTGTGCAGTCCAATAACTATCAGGTGAGTTAACACTTTCAGTTGCAACTGCTTCAAATACTACCGTAATTGCTCCGTTATCCAATGCCGTTACATAGTACACCGTTTTTGTAGTTGATGCTGCTGGGTAAGCCACCGCTAAATATTGTGCATTTACGTTGTAAGGTACACTTAAAGTACCCGTTGAACCTGCTACTACTTTGGTTGCCGTTCCTGCTGCGATTGCGGAAGCCATTGCTGCACTTGTAATTGGTGAACTTGATTTCAAATAGAACCAAGGATATACACCCGTAACCGTTGGGCTTGATGCTGAATCAGTAGCCGTTCCGCTTACACGTGATGCGTCCAAGTTAGTGCCAACATTTCCTTTGTTATCAAAATAATCACCTGTACCTGCATCGTGATTAACTGTTACCGCCCAGTTATTTGAACCGTTTGCAATTACGTTTGAAACTGCAAGGGTGTTACCTGCTTGTGAAGTTGATGAAATGCCCGTACCTGTGAATGTATATTGAGTTGCAAGACCCACTAAAGGGTTAGCGTTAGTTGTACCGTCTCCGTTAAAGATTGCACCCCTATCAAATGTAGCGGTCAAATCCCTTGAAATGGTTTGACCTACTTCTAAAGTTCCACTTGAACCGCTTATGGTCAAGTTTACTGATTTTGCAGTTTTAATTGATGCCAAAATAGTAGGAAATAAAATAGTATCTAAAACTTGAACCAATGTTTTTGACTTCCAAAATGATGCTGGTTGTGCGGTTGCTCCACCTACTGCAACACTATTAACACCGTCAGATATTGTTGAGTTATAAATAGTGCCTAACGAATTTGAGGAAAGTGTTAACCCTTCATTTGCGTCTACTGACAAAGTCGCTTGTTTCGCATCTAATTGCGTTTGAATTGCAGAGGTTACACCGTTCAAATATTGAAACTCAGTATTACTTACACTTCCGTCACCTAACTTCGCAGCGTCAATCCCTGTGCCTAATTTAGCATTTGACACAACACCGTTGTCTATTGTCCAAGTTGCTCCACTGCCTGATACGGTTATATCACCTTTATCGCCATCGGTAACTCCACCACTTGCAGCCGCAATAGTGATTTGATTTGTGCCGTTGTCGGTAATCGTTACGTTTGAACCAGCAGCCAAGGTAATAGCACCATCTAACGTGTTTAGGGTTGTAACGCCACCGCTGCCGCTAATGGTTATATTTCCACTGCCTAAAAGTGATTCGTTATTAATGGTTTTGATATTGCTTCCACTTACAAGTGTAGGTTGAACGGTAACTGAACCAGTTGAACCATTTACACTTTGAACGGGGCTTTGAGCCGCTATTTGGGAAATACTTATTTTTTTGGTTGTATCATCGCTCACATCCACAATGGGAAGCACATCCGTAGAGGCTACCGTGGTTATTGCCGTGAGTTGACTTATCTTTTGATCTGGCATAATTAATTAACGATTTAAGGTGTTTTTGTTATAGGTCCGATTCCTTGCGCCCATAGTGTGCCGTCACAACATTTCACACTATATTTTAAAGTATTTTTGCAGAGGCATCCACGCTTTGAACTCGGAGGTGAGGACCTCGATGGGGTTTCTTTTAAAACTTTTTGATTAGCCATAATAAAATTGAAATTAATGCTATCAGAATAACCCAAGGATTCCAATCCTTTTCCTTCATTATCACTTGGGGTACACTTACGGTTTTAGTGATTTTAATCGTGTCAGGGCGTTGCTTTATGTATGTACGAATAACATCGTGGTCACGATAAATTTCAACCCTCACACTACCCGTATCAATGATAATAGTATCGTGTACCTCGGTTTGAAAAGTCTCATAAATCTCTACCGAATCCGTATAAATGATGGTGTCTAATTTTACTACTTGTGGTTTACAAATTGTACCATCTTTTTTACAGGCTTGTTTTAAGTGCCATTGAGCCGAGCAAGATGATAGCAATACCATCAACACAACTGCCTTGGCAAATAAAAAGGATTTCACAGGCTTGGAAGCCTTGATTTCCTTATATACTTTCTCCAACTTTTGCACCTTGTCGGGCTTGGGTTTGTAGGGTTTTTTTATAGATTCCATCCTGTGTAATTTGAGGGATCTTGGTCGGGGTACATTCCACTTTGTTGGTCTTGTGTAAATTCGGGGAATAATTGAGGGTAATAATTCAAATAACTCACCGTCTTTTGACGATAAGTTTCTGCGATATCCCTTTGTCTCTTGACAATCATATCAATCTCAACCCTATCAGGCAACTGCGTGTTTTCGGGAGTATTCCGAACGATACCAGCGTTACTTATCTCATAGCCGTGGAATAACAAAAAGTCAGCCATTGCATAGTGAATGAGCATCGGTTGGAGATATTGATTCACCAAAGTTAAATAATTACCTGCAAGGGTGTTTCCTTGAACCTTGGTTAAGATTGACCGATACAAAGCCGTTCCACACACCTCTTGGATTTGGATGTCTTGGGCTATTTTTATAAATGGTGTAACCTTGTCAATATCCACATTGCCACCCAACTGGGTGTATTTAAACAAGTGGTCTTTGGTTATTAAAAGTACATTATCGTTTGCGTACATCTTATTTATTCTTTAAACTTCCTTTGTTCGGTAAATCAATGGTCTTGGTTGATGCGGTTTGCCAATCAGGTGGACTGAAAGGTACACCAGCTGCATCCGCACTTTGGTTACTTACCCTTTTGTAATTGTCCAAATCTTTGATGGCTTGGCTTTTCTCTTCGGGTGTCAATGGGATAAACTTACCACCACTCACACGTTTACGCATATAGGTCAAGCGATACCATTGATGTTTACAATTCACGCCCCCTTTGTACTTCCAAATAGAGTAATTTGATTTTCCACTTGGGGCAAATTGACCGTTTATTCCATCATCGCCCATCGTATCAATGTCCTCTCTTCGGTATACCACGCCTAACTTGGCATTGGCAACCATATCTTTGCAGAATTGACGAGAGTTACCACTTGCACTCATTGGTGCGTATCGGTAGCGAATCAGGTAAACCCCTTTATCATCCTTGCTTTTATCTTCGGGGTTGGCAAATCTTTTGAAAAACTTATATTCGTTGTCATCAGTAACGGGGCTTTCATCAATCAATTCAAACTCCTCACCAATAACTTCGCCTTTGTCTTTCAAATAGTCCAACCATTCGTTCTCTATTTCCTCGGTAAATTCGGGTAAGTCTGCACTTAACTGCAAATTGTTAACCTTGGTTTCTGCCCAACGGATTCCAGCGTCACCGCCCCAAGCATCCCACATCAATCCACCACATCCTTGGGAATATGGCACATCTTTGTTTTGTTGATGCCTACGAAATGCAGCCATTCTTTTAACCGTCTCAATTGAGATGGGTTCTTTATTGGCTAATTGGTGCGCCCTTGCTTTACCTACGTTTGTACCGCAGTCACCCCAACCGTGTTGCATCACCCATTTTAACGCCCTTTTAGCGTTGTTGGATGCCCCTTCGGGGTAATCGGTGAATGATTCTTCAAGTTCTACCTTCTCACCTTCAAAATATGAATAACAAATTGCAGCCGCTTGATCCGCATCCTTGCCCTCTTTAACGACAACAGGGATGCAACGTGCTAAAAAATCATCTTTGCTCTCACTTGGGTTAGGTTTAACAAGTTCAACTTTACTGAATCCAAATTCCTTTTCTTTTGTTTCTTCGTTTACTACCTTACCCGATAAATCAGTAAACTCCAAAGGCTGCAATGTCTTGAAATAAATGTCCAAGTTGTAACCATTGGCGTTCATTATCTTTCTCACACCATCTAAAAGCAATCTTTGGAAAGGTCTTATAACCGTGTTATCAAATAATATAGATGCGGTTTTTAACTCCTCTGCATTATTACCGAATCCAGTTTGGTCTTTTATACCTAAAAGCATTGGTGAGGTCACACGGTGCGACATCATTACCTTTTGCATTGATTCCGTTGAAAGGAACTGATATTGGTTATGTGCGTCAGATAACTGAACGGGTGTTATGTCCGCTTTGCTTTCTGCGTTATCGTTAAACGATAGGATAAACTTACCCGTATTTGATGAGCCTGTGAACTTATTGATGATTTGGGCTTCAATCATATCTTTAACCTCTGCTGGTGGTTGTCCGTTGTTGAAGTTAATCAACATTGACGGAGCCATTCCGTTCTTGATGTTATTGATATGATAGTTTGAAATCTCGGTTTCAAGTTCTGCCCATTGTGTACCCCCTTGGTAATCTACTGGGCTGAAATAATAGTTACCCGTTGAGTAAGGTTTAATAACCAATACGCACTCGGTTGCATTTTCATCAAAGCCAAAGGCAGCAAATCGGTGTGGTTTTTGACCTCTCTTTAATTTACTCCAATCAGGTGCAAAATAATAGCCTTCAATTTCCCCTTTATCGTTGCATTTTTCAGGGCGTAAAGTTTGAATTGCCCAATGTTCAGCCTTAACGTACTTTTTTCTATCCTTGGACTTAACCAAGTGAATAGCACATTGACCAAGCATCTTCAAATCCATTGCAGCATTTCGCAAACAATCTTCGTGAAATAGTTTTTTTAAGTCAAGGTAACCCGATAAATGCCTATCGGCACGAACCACCTCTAAACCATCCCCGTAGATTAAATCTGATATACCTTTTATACAAGCGTTATTGGTTGCAGAGCCGTAGTAAAGGTCAATAAGGTATTGATAATAGTTATTATCCTGACCGTATTCAACCCACTCTTTATTTTTTTGCTCAACGATGGTTGGGCTTGTATAGGTTTCTAATTGTATAAATTTCAAATTACTCATATCGTTATCCATTCAGGGCTTTCGTCAGCAGTTGTATCCCAAGTTTTAAAGGTATTATTAATGTTTGTTGATTCGGTTGACCAAGTAGCCACATATTCCCACATCAACTTTCCTTCGTATTTAATTCTAATTAAAATAGTATCGAGGTCCTGTGCCACCGCAGTAATGTTTGACAATGACGGCAAAGTTACCGTCACCTTGCTGCCTACTATTGTAACTGATGATTCTGCTTCAACCATTGTTTTTGTGTTTTTATGCCACACCTCAACATCTACCGTACCACCAGCGTACGCAAGTACAAATTTTGATCCATCTTCTTGTAAAAGAAAATCACCACTTTCAAGTAATAAAAATGAATCATTCCCACCGCCCCCTTGACTTACACCGTCAAATGATGTAAAGGGGAAAAATGAAATAGATGTTGTGGTATTATTGATAACCATTTTATAAGTAACGAAAAATCAAAATCTTGTTATAAAAGAAAAGGGGCGTGATGCCCCTTCCCTTGAAACCTAAACAAGAAATATGGAAAACTTAAGAAGCCACAGTTACCACCGTTGACATATCTGAATAAGATTCAGCGTCAACGATTGCCTTTGGGGTTGGTTCCATTCCCACAAGGGTAATGGTGTTCAAACGTGCATCACCCATTTGAGTTCCCCAAGATTCAACGTCCGTAGTTGCGTCCATTCCTTCGGTTTCACCCAAAAGAGTAAACACATCATTTCTATCCCAAACGATTACTCTCCAACGACCTTTTGTCAAGGTATCGAAGATTTCCGCATCACTATCCGCAGCGTTAGGAGTGCTTCCGCTTGGCTTCAAAGATAGTGTTAAAGTTTGGGTGTAAGCAGTTGTACCGTTGTCGCGTGACGCAGCACCACTTACTTCCAAGGTTGATAAACCTTTTAATTCCCAAAAATATGCAGTTGATTTAACAGGCGTTGGAGACGCACCGTTATTGATTGAGGTTACTAAACCACTCGCATCTTTACTAACTACGTTTGAAAAAACGTAAGGTACTAAAAACACGCCACGCAGACCGCCTACAAACTCTTTGCAGGGCTCTGATCTATTTGCTAATGTATTACAAGCCATTTTATTTTGATTTTTAAATAAAAAGGGAGGGAATCACCCCTCCCCCTTTGATGAACTACAAATCAGATTATTATTAGGAAATGTTAAGAATAACTTGTTGAGTTGGGTTAGTAGCGATGATACCACCAGTGAAACGCATAATTACACGAACATTTTGTGACCCGTCGATATCTGACATGTCTATGACCTTAACTTCATTCGTAATATCGCTCAACAAACCAGTACCAAAGTGTAAGTCAGATTTAAGACCAAGTACACAATCAGAGTCGTTAAGACCTGGGCAAAGGTTAACTGGAATACCTTGGAAGTTCATTGGTTTTTCACCAACGTAGAACTGGAAGTTATAATTACCAGCAGATAAAGCCGCTTGGTAAGCCTTCATAGTAGTTGGACCAACGTAATATTGGAATCCTTCTTTACCGTACAACGCAGCTGGAGAAGCATCCAACATCGCTTGTAAACGAGCAACTACGTTTGAACCAGTTGTTGCACCTGAACCTGTTACTGCGATTGCAGAGTTATCAGCCAAGTAACCGAACATACCATCTTGACCAGCAGTAACCGCTGAATCATAGAACAAATTGCTCTTCCAAATACCCAATTCGATTGATTGAGCAACCTCGGCAGCAACTTGTGCCAACAAGAACTCTTCAAACGAAGCTGGTAATTTTTCAAATGCAGAGTAACCCGCTTCAGCCGCTTCCCAAGTTGTACGCAAGTTATTTTTGCACAACTGCAAGTTAACTTGTTTTTCAGTTGTGGTCAAAACGTATTCACCCAAAGTTACTGAACTTGAATCAGTAAAGTCGCAAGTTGCATCAGCAACGGCAACGGTGTTCTGCCAGTTACGGATAACTTGCTTGAACGCCACGTTAGGGTGTACAGTGATTAAATCTTTTGCAAGGGTATCACCTGACAAAAGTGCTGCGGCAATGTATTTACCAGCAAACTGACCAGCGTAGGTGTTTGGACTGATAGTAGGTCCGCTTAAATGAATTTTTCTATTTGACATGATTTTTGGTTTTTAAAATAATTGGTTAAATACTCGATCTTGGATTGTTTCGCCTCTTCTTGCACCAAGTTTAAATTGTACGTTGGTTTGTGTAGTGGCTTCGGGGTTGAACTTTGTGTGTTCTGCTGGGCTTTCAGCAAGTTGCTTTTTCAACTCTTCATTCTCGGCAGATAACTGCACGTTAACGGCTTTCAAATCTTCGTTGGCTTTTTCGATAGCACTTAAACGAGTTTCGATTTTAGAGAAATAAGATTCTTCCATTTCGGTTTTTGACTTCACCACCTTTTTAGGCATTGATTCCATCATACCGGTTTCCTCTTTTTCAATTTCGTCTTTTGCTTCGATAACTTCTTCAACGATTTCCTCTTCTTTTTCTTCGCCTTCGATTGAAACTTCAACGATAACGCCTTGCTCATCAACTTCAATTTTCATTCCATCTTCAAGCATATATTCGCCCATTGGTACGGGGATGTTACCTTCTTCGGTTACGATGAAAACTGCATTACCTATTTCAAACGCCTCTGCATCAAAGATGGCTTCACCATCCATTGTTTTTACTTGTGCTAATTCAACCTTTGTTTCCTCGGTTGATTCCTTACCCATTACGATATCGTAAACACGGTTAAGGATGTCTTTTGCGTTGCTCATATAATTAATTAACGATTGTTTTAAATGGTGTTGGGTTTTTAGAAATTTTTGGTGTAATATTCAATTTTTGAAATTTCGTCTTGAACATCATTTATTGCTTCCCACAATTTATTGTATTCAGCACTACTCCTTGGCTCAATACCTATATTCTCCATTTGACTTGCAATTTTTGTTGCAACTGATTTACCATTATCGTAAATGCCGTTACCTTCTTTTGCCTTTGCTTTTGCTTTGTCAACCAATGAACTGATTTTTTGCAAATCTTGAACAAATTGAATTAATTCTTTTCGTGCCGTAATTGCGTTTTGAGTAACTTTAGAAGCCTCGTCTAATAAGGCAAGGTTTATTTTAATTGCTTTCTTTTGCATATAGTTTTAATAATTTTTTTAGTTCGGTTAACATCATTTCCTCTTTGCTCATAGTGGTTGATTTATCGGCAAAGAAACCTTCAATGGAAAATCCCTTTACTTTACCACTCTTCACATATTCTTGCCAAATTTCTTCGTTATCAACTTTCATTGATACGTACCAAGTACCTACTGGATCGTTCATCCCATAGGCTGCACTCTTATCTTTTTCGGCATCTACTTTAATCCAAGATTCAACCAATGTCAAACCATTGATTTTACCATCGTGTTCCAAAGTTGCGTTGTGTTGGTTGCCCTTTTTCAAGTACAACTGCATCGCCTTCTCGATGGTAGCCTTGGAAAAATAAACATAAAACTCCTCACCGTCTTGGTTGCGGTAAATTGGTTTATTTGGAATTAAGGCAGGTCCCATCAAAATCCGCTTATCCGTGTCAACGGTGGCAAATTTCACTTGATGGTTGTTTAGTGCTATAAAATTGGATTCGATGGCGGGGCTTTCAACGATACTGATTGCATCAATACCGCTTACCTTACTATCTTCATCCAAAATCAATTCAACGATTTTCATTATAATACTTTGTCAAGTGATTGAACCGCTTTGGCTAATTTTGAGTATTTGTTAATCGCATCAATTGCCTGTCCTTCAAGTTTACCCCATTGTTTTGCGGCATCCTTTTGTTTTGCTCTTTCCGATTGCATTCTACCTAATTTAGCGGTACTTTTAGCATCATTCAAAACCTTTAAAGCGTTATTGATAGATAATGCCCAGTTGCCCACATCAACGGCAATTCTTTGCATTCTTGATGCAACTTCATCGCTTGAATCTATTGCACTTTTAATTTTTTTTGATACATCACCTGGGTTATCCGCAAATTGGATATTTATTACTCTCTTTTGCATATATTAAATAACGATTTAAATTTATAGTGTTGCATTTTGTCTGATATGCCTATCAAGTGATTGTTGTGAGTTTACATCTTGACCGACAACGTACGCCCTTGGTGGGGTGCTTAATGAATTATTCAAACTACCAAGTAATTGAGCCGATGAATTTATCTGACCGCTAATTATACCCACATTTGGTCCTGTGGGTGCAGTCATTGAAACTCCACCGCCCGAACTATCACCTTCAACGCCTGGCAATTCTTGTTGCATTATCGCTCTGACATTCGCCAAACCCGAAGCGATAACACCAGCAGCACCAATAAATCCAAATGTACCACCTTGTGCAAGTGCTTTGGTTGCCCCTGAATAAGTGTCAATAATTGCCATAGACACTGCCAAGGCTTTACCGAATTTTGAATTTTCTCCAACCAACGATTGAACACCACTTAAAGCACCCATCACGGCACTCATTTGGTTTTCGGCAACTAATTTCGCCTGTTCGGTTTCGTAGTCCGCACGTTCTTTGGCAAGGGCTTTTGTGTCTGCCGTATATTGAGCATCCAAGACTTTCTTTTCATTTGTTGCATCAACATAGGCTTGTGTTCCTTCTTTCAACTGGCTTATCTCATCATCAAGCAACTTTCTTCGGGCTTCAAATTCTTGTTGGATGGCAGCCATTTTTTTCTCAAACTGATCCATTCCCTCGGCAGCCAATTCGGCTTCGCTATCTGCAATAATCTTATTCGCTTCAAGTGTTCCTTCAACCTCGGCACGTTTTAACTCGATTTTCTCTTTTTCAAGTGAATTGATATTTGTTAATTGCTCGGATTTAAGACCAGCATATTTAGCGTCAATCCCCGTTAATTCTTGTTGAAGCGATAATATTTCGTTTGTCCGTTCTTTGGTTTTACCCAAAAGATTATTTTGCATTTGGATGATGCCAATACGGGCTTCAATGTTTTCACGTTCTTTTTTCTGCCCTTCATCCAGTACCTTTGATAATTCCTCATTTGCTTTTATACGTTCTTCAATGGTTTTGGTTTCATCATCCCTCAACTGCCTTTGCTTTTCAGCCATCAAATCATATTTCTCAACGATACCCTGAAACAAAATTGATAATCTCGCAAGGTTGTTTTCGGCAGCCGCAAGGGCATCTTTGTTGTCAAATGCTTTCTTTGTGGCTTTGCCTATTTTTACAACCGCATCACTTACCACCTTTACACCTTTTTCAACTAAACCAACGGTATCTTCAACACCAAGTGCAACCTTTCCAAAGGCGTTAACCGCTACTTTACCAGCCTCGGTAAACTCACCCTTAAATAATAATGAAAGGGCTTTACCTAATTGGGGTATCAATTCCAATAATCCGTTAAAACGATTAATCAAATTTTGCTTAACCAATTCGCCAAATTCCTTTATTGATTTAACTGGATCCTTGAATACTTTTTCCAACCATCCGAATAATGGTTCAAGAACTTCAATAACTCCATTGACAACGCCCTGAAAAACCACCATAGCCTTGTTCATTAAATCCTGAACCTTTTGGTTTTCCATCAATGCACCGCCAAGGCTATCAAGTAATGACATTACCGCCCCAATACCAAGACCGCCTTTTAAAAGCCCCGCTAAACTTCCGAAGCCTTTTTTACTACCTTCGGCAGCCTTGCCCGTATTATCAAGGGCATCATTGACTTTGCTAATGTCTTTAACTGCCTTTGAGCCTTGTACCTCTATTGGTATGACTATTTTTTCTGCCATCTTTTTACTTTTTTAAATGTTTGCTTCCAAGTTGTGGCATATTGGTACGCCCCTTTGGCTATCTCTACATTTGAACTAACGCCATAAAACTCGTTAGTTTGGACTAATTTAATTATTTGTGTTATCATATATGCTCAACCATTAGCGTTGCAACCCCTATATCTATCGTGTGACTACTTCCACTTGATTTTTTTAGTGCCATTTGTATCGGTGCTGACAAAGGAATGTCAAAGTACCCGTTCAAAGTTGCATTACCTTTATTGGAGGTTAATACCGCAATTGAAAAAGTAGGCTTACCACCAACCATTATTGCGAAAGTCAAATCGTGGCTTTGTCCGTGTTCATAGGATAACTCGGCAGTAATTTTAAATTGACCGCCATACAAGGGCGTTATTGAATCGGTAGCCGTTGAAAATACCAAGTCTTGGGTGTCACCAGTTTGATACTCGGTTGTAAGTGGTACAACAACATAAGTTTCATTTGTTGGAATGGTAACCGTTTGTCCAAGTCCTTGCCCAGTTTTGATTCTTTTGCGTCTAACCAACTCATTCAAACTACCTTGATGCCAATTAGTGTTGGAATCTAAATACTCAACTTTGCCCAATGTACCAGTTGACAAGCCACCACCCACCAAAGGGATGGCGTTTGTGATTGCTCTTCCAACTATATCACCATTTAAAAGGGTTGTACCCGATGGTCCACCTGTTGCATTTTCCCAGCTTGGCGTGATTCCATCAGATGCAATTCGTAAAATGTCAACATCAGGATAACTTATTAATTGAAGCGATGCACGTTCGTTAAGCATATCGTATTCGATTTGCTGAATTTTGTAGTAATTTCCACTTACGGCAATAGTGTCATTCATTTGTAGGTTTAACCATTCCCCAACGGGTAATATAGCAGAAAAATAAACCACACGGCTCCTTGATGAGAATAGGCGTGATAAATACTTTTGCCAATACTGGGTGAACATCGTTTTGGTTGCCATATCCCCTTGGATGGTGGTTTCTAAACCGAACGCCAAACTATATGAATTTTCAGTCGTTGGAAATTCAGAGTAACTTGAAATTAAAGGATAAGCAAATTGTGTTGTTTGGTTCAAGTCATAGGTGTAAGTCGTGTTGGTTTGCCCGACATAATAGAACAAAAGTAAATCGTGTTTGACTTGCTTATTGTCGTTGTCCAACATCACGGGAATCTGCAAATTAGTATTGCCTACATATTGCCCTTTATCGTTAACTTCTTTTATGATTGATGGTACAAGTACATTAAATGGGGTTTCAATCATCAATTCATCATTGGCGAAGTCAACATCGGGCGAAGCCTTAACTTCACCGAACAACCGATTAAACGTAGATTGAAAATTTAAAGATGCAACATCTTGACCTTCCAAATGATTCATTTCTATTTGGCGTGGTATCGACATTTTTTCGTGTCGTATGTTTTCCACATCAATATATTTTGTCCAATCTTTTGTACTACCAAGGGCATAATAATCGTCAATGTTGTGTAACTCAAATTCGGTTTGGTTAACTGGAATTAGAACTCCGTTAAAGGTTTTCAAAATTCCGTTCATAAAGTCACTAACCTTCATTTGTGGCATCGTGTCAACGATGTTAAGTGTTGTACCTTCAATTCCAAATGGAACTTTAATTAATTCAAAAACTAAATTATTAATTGTACACCCACTTGCAGCAACTATTGCAATTTGTGCTTTTACATTTGTATTAAAACTAACGGTGTATTCTACTGAATAAGGACCAGTACCCGTAATTGAGTTATTATAACTAAAAGGATTATTTGCCCCCGCAAAAACAAATGCAACTGAACCACCATTAGCAGTTACATCGCAAGAAAATTTAAAGGTGTAATCACCTTGTAAATATGTCAAATACCAATTATTTATACTATTCCAAGCCCCACTTGGATTACTTACAACCGTTGTAAATGTTAAAAATTGATATCCAAAGGCAGGAGTTGTAATTGTTTGGCTTCCTGATGTAACCTTGAATTTTGCATTTTGGTTTGAACTATTCTGAATCGGTCCTGATGTCCCCATAGGTGCGACATACAAATCATCAAATTCATCTCTATCCAATAACGAACCTGAAAGTGTATAACCAATGTCATCAAAACAAGTGGTTATCATATCCTTTAACAATACTGCTGGGCGTAAATCATTGACTAAAAATCCACCATTTAGGGCAGTACCACCCCCATACATATTGTTTTGAACCGTTGGAGTTCTGCAATACTGCATTCCCTTGTACCAATCAACTATTGGATATAAAATTGAACCACCAACCAAGCCACCGCCCCAGGATGAAATTACATTGGCATAACTCACAACGTGGTTGTAATCACTCCAATCTATTTCTTGTAGTGTTTTTTCGCCCCATTGTGACATTGCGTTTTTCCCTTGCCCGTAAAATACCAAGTTGTATTGGCGTGGTAATCCGTTTTTGAACTCAACCCCCGTCAACTCAACGCACCCCGTGAACACAGGAAGCGAATGAATAAATATTTGAGCATCTAACTTTATAAAGGCATTCCACCCACTAAACACCGCATTTTCATCAAAGTAGTTTTGGAATATCGGATCATTGATACTTGTGGATGGAATTACAAATTGTTGTGTAAAGTCGGTTTTTGAATTTGATAAATCCTGATAGTCCTTAATTTGTCGTACAAGTTGGATGGATTCATCGTTGAACAAATCCACCGCAACATTTTCAATTACTAATGAAAATCTCATCGTACTATTTTATTTATTAAAGGCTGGTTAAATTCAAGTTGAATTGTGTAGTCGATTAACTTGTCGTTCACACGCTTCTTTTCAGCAAATGCCGAATCAGTTACCCTTGCTGAAAAATCATCAACTATTATTGAACTACTTAAAAACATTTGTTGAATAACTTGGTTATCATTTTCAGGAATCCAATTCGTGTTGATTGTTAACTGGGTTTTTGCGTTCACGTTAAAAGGTGTCATCACTTGAACACCATAATCCCACGCCTGTGATAAATCCGTTTGTCGGTAAATAGGTTTCTCGTAAATTTCAGATGATACGTTTTGTGTCTTTTTGCTCACCGCATTAAAGCAATACGAATCGTACACACCCCACTTATTTAAAAAATGGGCAGTTACATTCCCGTATCGGTTCAAGCAATTACGAACAATAGGGAATACATAAGATGTTGAAGCCGTTGTAAAAGTCACGTTAGTATTTCCGCTAACTGCCGCAGCCGATAATAACTGAATCAAGTCAACACCCTGAATTTTAGTTGAAGATGTGCTAACCGTGTTGGGTGTGATTGTAGTTGCACCAATGGTGATACCAGTAATTACATCGGCATCGTACCAAATATAATACGATTCAGCACCTTCGGTAATATAAAAGGTTTCCTTATCGGTAAACACGGGACCTGTTAACGAGGCGTTAAAACCTTCCGAGGTGTACACATAACCCATTGTAGCCAACACCGTGTTGGATGTCACCACCGAGGTACTTCCAGCGGTATATTTCCCTTGTACTTTTACCGCAACATAACAAGCACCCCCACCAATGTTTGGTTTATAAGTACCATCGGTAAAAAAGTCGCTTGTGAGTTGTTGTTGTACAATCTTATGTACATCTATCCAAGCCCTTCCGCTACCGAATTGGTCGGGAAATTTCTGAATAGTTGCATTGGGGTTCGCTGGGATGGTAGTTGTACCACTCCACGCAAACACTTTAAATTCATAGTAGAATCCAGCACTTGCATAAAGGCTATCATAAGCCTGATATATCATTGAGGATAATGCCCCAACTCTTCCGCTTGGTTGTTCGTTAAAGTTCATTTCTTAAATTGTTTTGTATGTCTTTTTTTACTGCTGCTGCAATCTCATCTCTATATTTTGCAAGTGTTGCCCTTCGGGGCATCTTAATGAAATCAAATGGTTCAATACCAAAGTGTTTAATTTTACGGTTCATCATAAATAGCATTGCCCTTCGGTTTTCCTCGGAGTTCTTGATAAACTGCCCAGTCTTTATATTTCGGGGCTTAATGTTTTTCATCTTTGCCCAATTTTTAATTTTATCCGTTGGGATACCTTTGCCACCTTTGTACTTCCCTTCTGGCTGCCTTCCGTTTATAATTGCCTGTCCGTACCAATCCATCTGCACACCAAATTCCAATCCTTTGGAATATCCTTGTAATGAACGCACCAAGTTGCCTGATGCAACATAGTTTGAACGAATGGTTGTTTTTCTCACGCTTACGGGCTGCCATCCATTACCAACCTTTTTCCAAGTTGCACGAATAGCCATTCGTGGGCGTTTGGCTTGAAGTTCCAATTTGGCTTGGGATGCGAAAAAGTCCGATGCCCTTTCAACAACCGCTTCGGTTAATTTATACTTCATTGTAGCAGTCCGTTACCCAAGGTGATTGAACATCCATATTTATCGTGATGTTGTAACCAGCCAACACATCTTTGTCAGCCTCAATGAATGGCACGAATGCAATAGGTTTTTGAATCATTATTGATTGATTATATTGCATTTCTTTTTCACGCAATTTCAAACTGAATTTCACATATAGGTCCTGTAAAATATGGGCATAGTTTTGATTCTCGGTGTACCCTTGCTCGGAATACAAAGTAATCAAAGATTCCTGCTCATTCTCACCCTTCAAAAAGTTGACAATGTCCGCAATAATCACATTCATCTGAATGGTGCTTACATAATCGTTTAGTTGAACGGTTTGAATGGTCAAGTGTGTTAACGGGTAAACCGTAACCGCTTTAAAACCCATCTCGGTCAAATTTCCATGGGAATAGTTCCACCCTAATTCCTCTGATATCTCTTGAACAATGGCGAATGCCGTGCCTATGTTATTATTCATCGTTTTGCTTTATTAATAATTTGTCTTTCCAATGTTGCCAGGTCGCTCTTGTAAGCCGCCCACATCGCATTGGTGTGCATGGGGAGTTTGCTAACTGCGTCAAATTTTGTGACATCTCCGTCAGTGAGGAGATGTATGAATCCCATCCACCCCCATTTTTTGTTGAACTGGTGTTCATCAGTTTTTCCCTCTGCGTCTCCGAAAATTTCAGGATATAACTCATTAAATCGTTTCCTAAACTCCAAAAAAAAACCAGCGATCCGAATGCAATATCACTTGGCATTTGTTTAAAACTCTCGTTTAATTTGCCCTGATAAGGTGCAATTAAGTATCGGTTGTTTTGCCCTTGTGTAACGATGGGGCGATATAGCACCGACATCATTTTCCAAAGTGCCATTCCTTCTTTCTGATACGAATCAAGGTCAACAAATTCACCCGTACTGATTTCATCCAAGTTAGGGATAAATCCGTATTCCACACCTTCATAAGTAAAACGATGCTGAAATCTTGGTTTCTCATCCAAACACTTGGTAATTAAATCCAAGGCGTGGTTTAAAATCTTTAATGGTAACTTACTCACCTCTGATAAAGAGATATTACAAAAGATTGCAACCGCATTCAATGCCCTTTCCTCTGCATCCATTTTCAAGGATTCATATTCTTGCATCTGATACAAGGGGATTTCACTCAATTTGGTTGGTATGGTTATTTCCATCATATAATTAACGATTGATTTATTGTATGTTTTAACGTATGTCGTAAGAGCCAAAATTCTTTTTTAACCCAAGTGATTCCATTTCAAAGTACCTCCACGCATCGATGATGTGGTCATCACCTACAGGAATCGGTAAGGTTTTCCCATCCTTGCCCTTGTCCCAGCAATATCCACGCAGTTCTTTTATGAGGTTGGTTGAATCTTTGGTTATCATATAGTTTTGACCTTGCATCACCTGAATACCATAATTGATAGAATCTTTACCTTTGGTTACTCCTTTGATACTGATTCCAAATCTTCGTATTTCTTCTATTGATTTAGGTTCAGCAGAATCAGCATACACGGGTATTCCTTTTGGTAAAACTTTGGCAATGTCGGAATTTAGCATCCCCGTACGGTAACAAATTTCTTTTATTATCCTTTGGTCGTTGTATTGGTACACCTCAACTATTGCAGTCGGATCAACTGAATAACCAAAGTCAACACCGCAACCCAATAACCTTGCATCGCTTGGGATGGTGTCAATTAGTTGATAGTTGCTGAATATAACCCCTTCAAGATTTCCAATTTGCCCAAGTCCGTAAACTGCCCACCAATTACGCCAATACTCGCTTGTTTCGGCTTTCTCTTTGGCTTTCTCTATCTCGGCAACGATTGATGAATCCAACGCCTCATTATCTTTGTAGGTAAGGACTATCATCTCGGAATCTGCATCATGTACAAGTTCCGTATCAACCCAAAATTCAGTTACTGGATTGTAATCCAAATAAATAAATTTTCGGGTACGAATAGCAAGTTGGTAATAAGATTCCCAATCTACGTTGTTGCACTCATTGATGAATAACACATCACGCCTTGCACCCCTTAATTTATCAGGTTGGTCAGCGGAGAAAAACTCAATAAAACTATTGTTGGAAAAAGTATAGGTTAAAGATGACTTATTCCATTTGTTGGGATCGTACATCCCCACCATTTGCATAATTTTAAGAAAATCACGGATAGCACCACGCCTCAAATGAGGGATAGATTCCGATACGACACTTATCTCGGTGTTTTCTTTCTGCACCGCATAGGTAATGAGCATTGGGATAATGCTAAACGTCTTGGAACTGGATGTACCACCTCTGACAATGCGAACCCTTTTTTTGAGTTGGGCTATCTTATTTTGTGCGGTGGTCTTTTGTAACATTATTTTACATCCAAATCAATCCCATTGAAGATAGGCTTTTCAAAGTCTTCATTCACCTGATGTTGCATTGATAACTTTCTTAACTCCTCATCGGTAGAAACTAACTTCATCAACGCCAGCTGCAAGGTTGGATTTTCTGACCTATACCACTTGGAACGCATATTAACTTTAAGGTTTGTTTTTACCTCGGTAAGTGCATCTTTTATCTTTTCCGATTTTTCCAATTCCAAATGATAAAAGGTACTACTTGTACAAGGTAGATATGCAATAATATCCTGAATGAAAAACAATTTATGCTTCTCAATTACTTCAAGTGATTTTTTTTCTAATTCATCTCTATTATAAGCCATAAATTAAATTTAACAAGGTTTCAAATCCGTGTTGGTTTATATAACCATACCCATTAGCACCCATAGGAATAACATTCGGGCAAGTGTTAAAAACCTCCAACATTCTTTTTATTTTTAAACCTTCGGCAATTGCAAAGGTCGATGATTGATTCCCGATAAATAACTTACAAGAATTTAGCAAGGTTGCAGTTTGCAAGGCATTTTCAAGAATTATCCGTTCGGGCTTTATATAATGAATTTTACAAAAATTATCGTATTCGTGATTTAAACCCACAAAAACAAAATCATAATTTGCCAATATGCGATAATCCACTTTGGGGTTGCGATAACGGTCGGTTAAATTAACAACGATAAGATTTTTATATTGTTCATCCATTGGGGCTTCAATAAATGGACCGCTTAAATCTTGCTGCAATTCGGGATATACATAACCGTGATTTCGCCTTAAATCCCCAGCGGATATATTCAAGCCAATCCTTCTAAATTGGTCGAAGTTGTAATTTACCAAATTTCCATCGTGCTTTTGTACATTGGCAATATAACTTTGATATTCCAATAGTGGCTTTATGTAGTTATAAGTGGTTTCGTTGATACAATATTTACCACTACAATGATTTGGCGTTCCTGATATTTCATCGAACCCAACATTAAAATTTACATTGGAATCGTTTATTTCCGCTGCACGTTTTACAAAGGGCAATGAATAAATCAAATCGCCCAAGTGACCTGATTGCAAAACGCTGATGGTTTTTTTAAAGTTTTCCATAATTTCAAATCATTGTAAGCAGTTTTATCCGCTTGTTATTTATCGTATCAATGTTGTGGTGTTCAAGGCAATACTTATAATTCTTCTCACCAAGTTCCTTTCGGTTTTTAATCACCTCACCAATTATTGACCAGTCATTATTTTTTACAAATGTAACACCTTCATTATCTCGGTGGTTGGTGTATGGTTCAACTTCGCTTACAAGTATCGGTAATTTATAGGCTGCCGCCTCAACAATCTTTAATTCTGATTTGTGTTTATTGAAATGGGTTTCAGTCAATGGGGCAAGTACTATATCAATGTGGGAATAATACTTTCCGTAATTTAATACACTTGTAACCTCACCAACCCAAAACCAATCAGGACGCTGACGGGTACCTGTGATTTGATATTCCATCTCTGCGGAATTTGGATCGGTTGAATTGTAACCGCAAAATAAAAACCTTGCATTATACTTCTCACAAATATCCCCTATCTGCCCACGCAGTAACTTGATATCTTCCAGGTGCGAAAACCCTCCAACGTATCCGATGGTTAAAGGATGGTCATTCTTTTCTAACCATTGGTTTTCTTGGTGGTCAATGTAGTTGGGAAGTATATGTACATTGGGGTTTATTTCCTTTACTTTTTCTGCAAGTTGTGGCGTGGTTGTCCAAACCATAGATGCAGCCTTCAATGACTTTAAAACGGCATCTTTGCCCTTTTCTTTGTATTGCTTGTATGCTGGGTTGTACTTGGGTACATTCCAATAGTCATCAATGTCAACGATTAATTTCACTTTGGCAGCGATGCAGCGGTCAACGATTGACATATTTAACAAGTAGCGTGAGAAAATCACAATGTCGTAATCCTCAACCTTCGCTTCGTTTACCTCTTTTTCTTGGATGGCAAAGTCTATGTGAAAAATGTTTTTCTCATAGATGTAGCGTAAAGGCATAGCGATGCGATGGTAATCAACCGCACCGATTTGGTCGATAAGAACAAGTACCCTTTTTTTGGAGGGTTGCTCATCATCTGCTATTGTGGCTCGTTCTATTTTAGTCATTTGGGAAAACAGGTATATACATCCAAATGCTTACATTGTGTAGCACCTCGTTTGTATGGGCTTCAAAATAATGGTCTTCATCCCAGTAGGCAATATATGCCACATCTTCATTTTCTAACTTTACCAAAACGTATTCAAACGGGTTTGGTTGTTGTATTTCTGATTTTCTCCACATTTTCATTTTTGTAGTAATATTTGTATTGCTTGTTCTAATGTTGACGCTATGCGATAAAGTTCCTCTTCGATTCTATCGGCTTCCTCTATCGAATAAGTTAACGTGATATTCTTCGTGTGTTTGATTGATTGTTCTTTTTCTTCCTCAACTACCTCGATGGGGATATCTACTCCCCAATGGGCTAATTCTTCAACTTCCCATTCGTTGGCAAGGGCTTCCCAATCCCATTCGCCTGAACTTGCGTTGTCCTTGATGGCAAATTCTCGTTCTTGTTCTTGTGTTAAATCCACCTGAATGATGGGTATTTCTTTCAAATCAATTTCAACCGCTGCCTTATATCGTTGGTTGCCACCTATCACAACCATATCTTTATTGACAACGATGGGGCGAATGTCCAACATTTCGGGGAACTCCTTTAAACTTCGACAAAGGGATTTAAATTTCGCATCACGAATCAAACGGGGATTTGATCCATTCGGAAAAACCTCTTTGATGCTTACTTTTTTAATTTGATGTTGTGCAGTTTTATTAACCATTCTTTCCATTGTTTTTTATCGCCATATTCCTCGTGGTGCTTACGGCATAAAGCCATTATATTTTCTATCCTATCCGCTGACTTACTCCCACCCATTCCACGCCTTTCGATGTGGTGCAGGTCAACCGCCTTCGCTCCGCAAACCTCACATTCGATAAATGAATTTTTATCATATCCAAAATAATCAAAATATATTTTAGTGTGATTTTTCATCTAAAAACATATCAAATAGTAATTCCGTTGGAACGTGTGACATTCCTTTGATTTCAGAACACCAATAGTAAATGAAGTCGTGTTCATCGCAGCAAGTCCAATGATAATCAGCAATCCACTCGGCAAATTTAATTTCCAGCATCATAGGTATCATAAACTTGGTGAATATCATTTACCATCCTTTGCCATTCCTTTGGGTTACAAGTGCAAGGGCGGTAAAATTTACGGGTGTTAAATAATTTATTCCAAAGTTGAGCCACCAAATCCGCCTCTTCTTTTGAAAGTGTATCAGTAGTTGAAGCCCGTAATTCACCCCAACGCTGGTATTCGGTTTCGGTCATACATTCTTTGGGTTGTCTGCCTATCGGAAATAACTTATTTAGTTTTTCCTTACGTTCCTCACAACCGCAATCCTCACCCAAAACAAACTTGGCAACCTTATCAATCCCAGTTGCCTTCGTTACTATCTCGACTGCATCCCCCAAGCCTTGCAACCTCTTCCGTGGAGATTTTTTGTTCGCAATATTCATAATACTTGTCTTTAGTTTTTTGTTTAATAATGTTTTTTGATACCTGTAATCGGTTAAAAATGGAGTGCAATGGTATTCCCGTGCGGCTTTCAATCTCACGCATACTGAACCCATACACAAAATACAACTCCAATAACATTTGGTCATAATCACCCATCTCATCAATGGTTGACTTTACGCACGACATCAGGTCCTCAAATGCGTATTCGCACTCTTGGATAGGTTCAACTGGGTTGAATTGCTGCTCATCGTACACCTCACGTTTCTTTTGCCTAAAAGCATCGATAACCTTACTTTGAAGAATCTTAAAAATGTACATTGTGTTTACTTGCCCGTGATACTCAAACCTATTCAGGCTGCCTTCAACTTCGTTTATCTCACACAATTTCAGATACATTTCTTGGACGGCATCTTCGGGGTGGTCAGAGCCGAGATAATTTGCCATTTTTATCCATTCACGGTGTCTTGATGCTATCATCATAATAGTGACCACTTTTCAAATTTACAAAATAGAAAGGTATTTTGTTATAATTTCTTGAAATTCGTCAAAGTTTCTACACACTTGGTAATCGTAACCCCTTTGTTTTGCCTTGCGTTCAAATTCTTTTTGGTAGGGGCTTTGCTTTCCTTTCTCGGTTTTGATTTCAATATATAAACCGTGGTAATCTTTGTTGGGTTGCATCAAAAAAAGGTCAGCAACACCAGCCAATACTCCTTCGGCTTTCATTATTGCTGCGGTAATTACCGACCTTTTACCCCCATTGGGGATGGCATATAAAACGTGTTCAGGGTATTTAATCCTGAACCACTTAACTAAACTAATTTGTACTTGACTTTCGGTGAAAGATGGCATTGCAATATTCCTTTTCAACGGCTTTTAAATCACCATAAAAATCCACGATAACGGTTTTTTCTCCAACCTCATCAATTATTCCGTATTGAGTTTTAGTTGCACCTGGTGGGTGATACCCTACTTCTTGACCTTTGCGGAGGTAGTATTCTTTCCATTTATCAATTTTAGCCTTCATTTTTTATTACTTTTTGAATCCTATCAAATAATTCTTGCAATTCATTTACGCTATCGATACTCCAACCGTCGGTTTTTAGCACATAAAAACAACCCTCATCGTTATCTATTCCCAATGATGACTCACATTCTATTGTAAGGATTTCAATCTCATCGTTGCCATTTTGCTCAAAGGTAAACGAGCATTTTTCAAGTTTGGGTTTATCGCTCATTTGTTACCTCCGTATGTTTCGTTGTAAAAAGTTTCGATTGTTATTATTCCTTCCTTATGAATATATAACATATATTTTCTTGCAAAATCAATCATTTGCTCCTTCTCCATTTCTTTGGCTTGTTCAAACCATAGGTTTATATTTCCAACCATTTCTTCTGATGAGGATGTTGATAATTTTAAGTGCAACCACTCTACTGCCGTTAATTGTTTATCCATTGGGTGCATCCTGCATCGTTAAACCTCCAAATCTTTCAAACCATCCGTTCTTTTTGCCTTGCCTTACCCAAGCGTGATACTTGTCGTGAGCAATCATTTTGCTGCGTTGCTTCTGAATGTCCTCGTTTGGTTCGTACGTCCAAAGTGTGAAATATCTTTTACCTCCCTTTACCCTTCCGTTTTTGTAGATAACCCCTTTGGCTTCCAGTTGGGAAAGTGCAGAGGTCAAAGTTTGATGGGCAATGTGCTGCCTTAATTCTTCGGTGGTTCGTGAACGATCCTGTAATAATTTTAACAATAATTCCTTGTTGGTCTTCGGGGCGTTATCTTCCGACTTCGCCCTACTTTTGAAAATGTTTAGCATAATTTATCTGATTTAGTAGTTTGTTTTCAAATATGTAAATTTTTGGGTATAAAAGCCAATCTTCAACTAATTTAACTGAATGAATGATAGATGAATGGTGACGCTTTAAAACCTTCCCACATTCGTTATATGGTAGCCCTAATCCCATTCGTAGGTAATGCCCCAACAACTGGCGGCATACCACAATATCTCTAATTCTTGAACGCCCCATTATTTCTGCCTCGGTCACTCCCGTAGCCCGTATCATTGCCACAATTAAATCTTGATAGTCAACTATCATCGGTATTCCTTTCAGTTCCCTGATTTCGTTTTCTAATTCGTTTATACGTGATTTAAGGTAGTAAATCTCTCTATCCTTGTCCATCGCACCAAAGGGCAAATTTTGCGGCTTTGTGGTAAATTTCGTCATTAATGCCATAATCTGATTTTATTTTATTTTTTCCTAACTTGTTTAACATCTCATTTCTCATTGCTGCCTCGTGTGTCTTGATGAACTCAATTTTATCCAACACATTACCGGTAGGATCAACCCCCAGTTCATCAAATGCCAATGCCATTGTCAATGGGTAAATATTGACCTTCTCACCATTCTTGACCTTGGTGTAATTGGTTTTTGCCACCTGAATCATATCCGCTTTGCGGTTTTCCTCGGCTTTTATCATCAGGTATTCACGCTCCTTTTTCTGAATGTTGTGGCGGTTGCTTTCTATATACAACCGAACCACATCACTCATAAATTTTACGTTCATTACCTTCGGGGCTTTTACATCTATATGCCCATTAACCCAACTAATTACGGCTTTATCTAAAATGTCATAGGGATATTTTCCGTAACTGATTTGAATAAAGGCTATAAATTCCCTCCCGTTGGGTGGA